GAAAGTATTGACTCAAAAAGTAAGTGATGTTCGCCAAGAATACTATGTGCAGGTCAAACACTTTGAAGAACAAGAGAAACAGGCGAAGAAACAAGAAATCGTGGATTACTTCACTTCACTGAACTTCCGGTTAGTGTCCTTGGAAAAGCTATGGGATGAGAAGTGGCTGAATAAAGGCTGCACAGAAAAGTCGTGGAAAGAGCAACTTTCCGGGAAGGTTGAAAAGATCAAAGTTGACCTGGCAATCATCGGCCAGATGGAAGCCGAGGACAAAGAAACGCTCAAAGCGATGTATCTTGACTGTCTGGATGTATCCACAGCTAAGCGAAGATACGATGATCAGATAGAGCGGAAGCGTAAACTAGAAGAAGCACGCAAAGCGGCTGAATTACAGCGCAATGAAGCTGTCCAAACAAATGTACCAATTTATCAGAAACCTGCTGAAACACCTGTTTCTGGCGGTGAGAAAGCCGGAGAATTGTATACCCGAGCCTTCCGCGTCGTTGGATGCACAAGGCAGCAGATCATCGACTTAGGGAATTTCATGAATGCACATGGAATCAAATTTGAAAAAATTGAGGAGGAATAAACCATGTTACAAAATAGTATTGCACCAAGAACAGAAGAAGCAATGTCCATCAAAGCGACTGTCACATCTCAAAGCTTAGCTGCTAAAGAACAAGCTCGCATTCAGGGGCAAGTGTTCATGGCCAAGCAGTTCCCGCGCGACATGATGGATGTCATGAATAGAATTGAATCATCGTGTGGACGGAAAAGCTTAGCTGAAATTTCTGAATACGAGTATAACCGCGCAGGATCGATGATCACCGGTGCCAGCATTCGATTACTTGAGTGTGTGGCTCAATGCTACGGGAACATCTCCTATTCATGGAAAGAATTAGTGAGGGATACAGAAAATCACAGATCGACAGCGGTAGCGTATGCCTGGGATCTGGAAAGCAACGTTTACTCCGAAATGGAATTTGAAGTTCCGCATTATCGTGATAAAAAATCAGGAAATCAACTTCTGACAAGTGAACGTGATATCTACGAATTGATTGCCAATCAAGCTGCAAGAAGGGTTCGTCGCTGTTTGGAAAACGTTATTCCAAGAGATATTGTTGATCAAGCTCGAGAGTGGTGCAATGAAACTTTGAAAACTCAAGTCGATATTCAGGGAGGAATCGATAAAGCAATTACCACTTTCAGCGAAGAATACGGAGTGAAGCAAACTCAGATCGAAAAATATTTCGGCATGAGCCGTAGAGCTTTTACAAAAAATACATATCTTTCCTTGCGTAAAATCTACGCGTCAATTCGCGATGGAATGTCGAAAGTAGAAGATTATTTCCTGCCGGAAGAAGTTGAAAAAGACAGCGCACCGAAGAATAGTCTGGTTGGTGACACCAAAGAAAAAATTGGAGCGCCAGGCGAGCTAGAAGCGCAGCCTGCGCAGGAACCTGAAACTGAAACATTGAACCAGCCGAACCTGCTGTGATGAAGGGAGAAAAATATGATTGTTACAGATAGAGAAGTATTAAAAAACAACGGAGCCGAAACGATTCTTTCAGATCCGGAATTAGTGGATGGATTTTGCGATGAACTCGCAACCGTTCTGCAGAACATCGACGATCCGCGAACCAACCCAACAAAGCCTAGAAAAATTATCATTGAATTCGAGATTTCAGCGACATCGAATAAAGAAACAATCGCTATCTCTGCCAGCACAAATTCAAAAATTGTTAAGAAAGAGATCGTGAAGGACCGGATGGATATCACTCGATCAATCGACGATGTTGGCCGTCTGATCGAATATAAAATGACGGAGGTAAAATCCGAAGCACCTGGACAAGCTGATTTGTTCGGAGGTGAAGAACCTCCTGCGAAGGAAGTCAACATCACATTCTCAGAAGCTTCTGACAAGCCTTCTGAGAGCGATTCTGTCAAAACGGAAGAAGAGCACAATGATGCAGAAAACGTTGGAAATTGGACGGTTTCTGGCAGTGAGAAACGCGATGAGTAAAGGATTCGTGTTTACCATACCCGGAGAACCAAAAGCAAAGGCGAGACCCAGAGTAACACGCTCTGGGATCGCCTTCACCCCTAAAGAGACTGTCAATTATGAAAACTTAGTAAAGCTGGCTTTCCAAACAAACTTTCCAGATCATGTTCCGCTTGACTGCGAATTAAAAGCGTTGGTTACTGCTTATTTTTCCATCCCTAAATCGACAAGCAAGAAGAAGCTTGGAGGGATGGAACGAGGAGATATTCGGCCATTAAAAAAGCCGGATTTAGACAATGTTGCGAAAATTATTTTAGACAGTTTGAATGGAATTGCTTATAAAGACGATAGTCAGATAACGCGTTTGGAAGTCTATAAATTCTATTCGCACAGCCCTCGTGTAGAGGTGAGTTTGACGTTTTATAGCGAATAAAACCGGAGGTGAATGTGTGGCTGGATATATTAAAATACATCGCAAATTACTTGAATGGGAATGGTACGGTGACACTAATACAATGCGCGTTTTTCTCCACCTTCTGTTGTCGGCGAATTGGAAAAATGGGATGTTCAAGGGGGTTGAAATACCGCGCGGGAACTTGGTCACAAGTTTGTCCAAATTAAGTCAGGCACTGCGTCTTACAGAGCGTCAAATAAGGACAGCCATTGAGCACCTCAAAAAGTCAGGCACAATAGCAGTCACAACATACTCAAAATTCAGCGTAATAGAGGTGTTAAATTACGATCTCTACCAAGACAACGACAGTCAAAATGACAGTCAAAATGACAATCAAGAAGTCAGTCAAACGACAGGATATAGGTCAGACAACGCGTCAGTCAAATGTCAGTCAAACGACAGCCAAACGACAACAATAGAAGAATATAAGAAAGTAAGAAAGAAAGAAGTAAAGAAAGAAGAAGTAAATAATTCATTAAATACTTGTCCAGAGCCAGTTGCTATCGCACTACCTCTGACAGGCGGCGAGGAACATCAGGTGACGCAAAAACAAGTTGACCAATTCGCTGATCTTTATCCCGCTGTTGATATCATGCAGGAGTTGAGAAACATGAAAGGATGGTTGATTAACAACCCGGCAAGAAGGAAAACAAAATCTGGAATTAATCGGTTTATCAACAACTGGCTGTCTAAGGCGCAGAACCAAAGTCGGGGCAATCAACCCACAATGCCGAAAAAACAAGAAAGCATGAATCCATTCCTGGAAATGTTGGAAAGAGGTGAATTTGATGAATAAGCAAGAAACCGCCAAGATCCTCGCAGTCATAAAACAAACCTACCCGGCGTTCTATTACCGGCAGAGCGAGGACGACATAAAGAAATCGGTCAACTTGTGGCAAAGCTTGTTCGAGGATGACGATGCGGTGATCGTTGGCGCGGCGCTTAAATCGTTCATTGTTTCTGACGCTTCCGGATATCCACCAACGCCAGGACAGATTAAAGAGAAAATGCGGCTTATCATGCATCCGGATCGCCTTTCTGAAGCTGATGCCTGGCAAGCGGTGAAGATCGCTATGCGTAACGGTATCTACGGAGCGGAGGAAGAATATGCGAAGCTTCCGGAGGAAGTGAAGCGGGTGTGCAGTGTGTCTGATATCCGGGATTGGGCGAAGATGGACACCGAAGATATCAATACTGTGGTCCAGTCAAACTTCCTCAAAGGCTTCCGTCGCCGGCAGGAGCAGCTGGAACAAGTAGCAATGCTTCCGTCTAGCGTTAAACGGCTGATCTCAGCTCAGAAAGACTCTGTAAAAGAAATTGAGGATAAGTCATGCTGATGGTTTATCGCTTACGCCGCTATCCCTACCTGGCGCCGTCTTACGTCATGTGTAACAACGCGGTCGAAGGATTGCGACTCGTAAGCGGAGCGCTAAAGCTCAAAGAAACAGAAATAGAAGTTATCGGGATGATCCCGTGGGAGGAAAAATGAAGAAAACAAAAATTGAGTGGTGCGATAGCACATGGAATCCGGTGACAGGTTGTCTGCACGGTTGTGAATATTGCTACGCCAGAGCGATGGCAAAAAGATTCCCTGCTGTTTATCCAAATGGGTTTGAACCAATGTTTTACAAAGACAGATTAAATCAATTTGATAACTGTAAAGGTCGTAATATCTTTGTGTGCAGCATGGGTGATCTTTTCGGTGATTTTATTCCTGATGAATGGATTGAGAAAGTGCTTGATAAGTGCGAACAGAATCAGCAGCACAATTATCTTTTTCTTACTAAAAATCCAGAAAGATACTGGGATATTTTGATGGGATTCAGATTACCAGAAAACGCTTGGCTTGGAACAACAGTTACAGGAAAAACCGGAAAGTTTAAAGATTTGCCGAGAGCTGAAGCAGTTAACACCTTTATATCGGTTGAACCCTTACTTAATGACATTCCTGAT